AAAGGAGGTGAGCATTAATCATGGCTAAAACCGCCCTATCTACATTTGACAATCCGTACGATCCATTCGAACAGTTCGATGCTTGGCTCATGTTCGATACTGATCATGGTTATGGTTCCTGTTCTTACCTAGACCGGATTGCTCGAACTTCAGACGCCCTGTCTGAGGAAGAGAACGATCGCGAAATCGAGAGAGCTATTGATGAAATTATTAAATATGATTTCAGGAACATCTACAAAAAGGTTACACAAAACGTTGTAACAACCTAATAAAAACTAAATTCTGGTGTGTAAAGTAATAGGGGGAGGGGTCTTAAAAAAGACACCCCCTCTGTCATCGCGCCGGTCTTTAAAATTTCCCCGGAGGGATTTTTGGAAAACGCGTTTTAGTTTTACGGTGATATTTAAAAGGCCCTATGAGCACTATCCATACAAGGTAAAAACTTTTACTCTTTCTTTTTCTCCTTTCGGTAAAAGAATGGATACCAGCAGACTTATAGAGCCTTTTGAATGTTACCGTAAACTATTACGAAACCCAGCTCGACGAGGAATAATGTTACTCGAAAGTAGCAAACAAACACATGAAAGGAGAACGTAAAGGATGGGAAAGGCTAGAGCCGTAAGCTCTTCTGATTCTACGAGAAAGATGAGACCGGCTTTATCACCTGAAGCCAGACAAAATCAAATGATTTCTTTGGCGATGGACCGAGCAGAACAACAGTTGCTGGATGGAACTGCCTCGTCTCAGGTTATAACTCATTTTTTAAAACTTGCTACCACAAAGTATGAGTATGAATTAGAAAAGCTTAGAAAAGAAAATACTCTCATGCAAGCAAAAACCGAATCATTGGAATCAGCGAAGCGTAGTGAGGAAGAGTATCAGAAAGTTCTCAACGCTTTCAAGGTTTATAGCGGAAATGGAGAACCCGATGATTATTAGGACATATTCAGAACTGAAGAGACTGACCACATTTGAAGAGAGATTCGAATATTTGCGACTCAGAGGTGAAGTCGGAAAAGATACGTTTGGATTTGATCGATACCTTAATCAGATTTTTTATAAATCTCCCGAATGGATGTCTGTTCGGGATTTTGTTATTGTTCGGGATAACGGTTGTGATTTAGGTTTGCCGGGATACGAAATCCATGGTTCGATTCTTGTTCATCATATGAACCCGATTGCATTAGAGGATATTCTATCCCATAGCGATTTTCTGTTAGACCCGGAATATTTAATCTCGACAGTTTTAAGGACTCACAACGCAATTCACTACGGAGACAAAAGCCTCTTATCCAATGCTCCGATTGAACGAAGAAAAAACGACACATGCCCATGGAGGCTAAACTAGAAGGAGGTATAATGTGAATGAAGAGTTTTTATCAGAAGTAACTGAACAGGAAAACAGTACTCCGGAAGTTGTTAAACCAGCAGAGTGTAATCCGAATAGTATATTATCTTCGATTAAAAAGATGCTTCCAATTCCTGAAGAACTGGAACACTTCGACGTCGACATTATCATACATATAAACACTGCCCTGATGGTTCTAACACAGCTTGGTGTTGGCCCGGCTAAGGGCTTTTCAATCGTAGATAAAACTGCTGTTTGGACGGATTTCGTTCCGGATATTGAACGACTCGAAGCGATAAAGACCTATGTTTATCTGAAGGTTAAGCTCGTATTTGACCCTCCTCAGAGTGCTGCTGCTATCGAATCTTTAAACAAACAGATAAGCGAGTATGAGTGGAGAATCAATGTTGCTGTCGAAACTACTACAAGTGAGGAGGAAAGTAAAAATGCATGATACCTTAACTCATTATGGTATTCCCGGTATGAAATGGGGTGTGCGTCGTTCAGAAGCACAACTTGCTAGAGCAAGAGGGTCTAAAAAAGACGATGTAGAGCCTCATGAGGATTATAAGAAAGTCCATGATAAAGCGAATGTCAAGACGTTAAGTGATAAAGAACTTCGTGACCGTCTTAATCGACTTAACATGGAAAAACAGTATAAGCAGTTATCTGACACCGAAGTTAATAAAGGCAAAGCGTTTATTGATAAGTCAGTCAAGACTGCCACAACAATAGCAGCCGTGTCCAGTACGGCACTTACACTTTATAACAATGCTGATAAAATCGCGAAAATCGTATCTGACGTCAGCAAGAAGGTAAGTAAATTAAAGAAGTAGGTGAATAACTATGGCATTATCGAATACTGCGGTACCTAAATACTACGGCGAATTTCGAAATGCCGTACTCAGAGGAGAAATACCCGTATGTAAAGAAGTCTCTTTGGAGATGAACCGAATCGATGACCTCATAGCGAATCCTGGCGTATATTATGATGACCAAGCGGTCGAAGGATTTATTAAGTATTGTGAGAATGAACTTACATTAACCGATGGCTCCGACTTATATTTGTTGGATTCATTTAAACTATGGGCCGAACAGATATTTGGTTGGTATTACTTTGTTGAACGAAGTATCTATGAACCGTCACCAGATGGTCACGGCGGACGCTACGTTAACAAAACAATTAAGAAACGTTTAATTAAGAAGCAGTATCTCATCGTAGCTCGAGGTGCCGCTAAATCTATGTATGCGTCTTGTATTCAGAATTTCTTTCTAAACATCGACACCGCAACTACCCATCAGATAACAACCGCTCCTACAATGAAACAGGCCGAAGAAGTATTATCTCCAATAAGAACCGCTATTACTCGTGCCAGAGGTCCTTTGTACAAGTTCCTTACTGAAGGTTCTATACAAAATACCACCGGTTCGAAAGCGAATCGCGTGAAACTGGCTTCCACGAAGAAGGGTATCGAGAATTACTTGACCGGTTCTATTCTTGAAGTTAGGCCGATGCGAATAGATAAACTTCAGGGTTTACGAGTTAAAGTAGCTACGGTTGATGAATGGCTTTCTGGTGACATCCGAGAAAACCCAATCGGTGCTATCGAGCAGGGTGCGGCTAAAGAGCAGGGTGGCGGTACTAACGATGACTACTTAATCGTAGCTATTAGTTCGGAAGGTACCGTTCGTAACGGAAGTGGCGATGACATCAAAATGGAGTTGGCTAAGATTCTCAAGGGTGAATACAACGACCCACATACTTCGATTTGGTGGTACAAACTTGATTCTGTTGAGGAAGTTGGTAGACCAGAAATGTGGTTGAAAGCCAATCCGAATCTCGGAAAGACTGTTACTTATGAAACATATCAATTAGACGTCGAACGAGCTGAACAAGCTCCGGCTGCTAGAAACGATATTTTAGCAAAACGTTTCGGACTTCCAATGGAAGGTTATACATACTACTTTACGTATGAAGAAACCATTCCGCATCGGAAACGAAACTATTGGCAAATGCCTTGTGCACTTGGTGGTGACCTTTCTCAGGGTGATGACTTCTGTGCATTTACATTTCTATTTCCATTATCTGATGGTAGTTTTGGTATCAAGACTCGAAACTACATCTCTTCATTAACTCTAATGAAACTATCCGGCGCAATGAGAGCTAAATATGACCAATTCATGGAAGAAGGTAGCTTAATAGTCCTTGAGGGTACTGTGTTAGACATGATGGAAGTTTACGAGGATTTGGACAACTATATTAATGACGTAGGTTATGATGTGCGTTGTTTTGGTTACGACCCGTACAATGCTCAGTCGTTCGTTGAACGGTGGGTAACAGAAAACAGTCCATTTGGTGTTGAGAAAGTTCCTCAGGGTGCAAAAACTGAATCCGTCCCGTTAGGCGAGTTGAAGAAATATTCTGAAGAAAGAATGCTGTTATTTGACGAAAAACTTATGTCTTTCGCTATGGGTAACTGTATTACTTTGGAAGATACGAATGGTAATAGAAAATTACTTAAGCAGAGACGTGAGCAGAAGATTGACGCAGTTGCAGCGTTAATGGATGCTTACATCGCTTACAAACTCAATAGAGACGCTTTTGATTAAGGGGGAAAATTCAAAATGGATGCTAATACTATAACCCATCATGGCGTTAAAGGCATGAAATGGGGTGTCAGACGTTATCAGAATAAGGATGGCTCTCTGACTTCCGCTGGTAGGCAGCGGTATAATACAAATAACGGTGCCGCCATGAGAAACAATGACAATAACACTGGCCGTTCTGTGAAGTCAGGTTATAAAGATGCGAACGATTTCATCAACAGTAAATCAAATACTAAGGTTTCTGAATTAGCAGGAGGTCCGGGTGAAGAATTAGCTATTTATGCGGCTACTTATGCGGTTGCGTTAAGTGCCGTAGTCGTAGCTGCAAAAATTTCAGAAAAAATAAGTCGTAAAAAAAGAGACGAAGCGTTCGAAGATTTTTACAACAATAGAGAGTTTAAGGATTTCAATGAAGTTCCTAAACTGTCCAAAAAGATGTCACCTACTGATAGTGCTAAAGTGACCAACCCCGACTATCCGGATATGGGTAGTACGATGAACTGTACTCTTTGCACTACTGCAATGGCTCTTAGAGAGAAGGGCTATGATGTTAGAGCTATTAAAACTGATGAAGGGTTTTACACAGATACTCTCTTTAATAAAGCTTTTAATTCAACAGAAGTTAAGATGAAAAAAACTCGCAAGGTTGATGACGTCATCAATAACTTTAGTTCGAATGGTGATGGCGCATACGGTAATGTAACCGTTAGTTGGAAATACGGTGGCGCACATTCTATTTTCTGGAAGAACGAAAACGGCACTACTAACTTTTATGATGGTCAAAGTGGTAAATCCTACAGTAGTTATAGTGAGAAAAAGTCGCTGTTTAGTTACGTTGATATGTCGAATGTTAAGTATAGTCGATTAGATAATTGTGAACCTACAGATTATGCGTTGGCGGCAGTAGAACGTAATAAAAAGTAAAGGAGAATTATTATGGATGTAGTTGCAGCTTTAAAAATATTTGTTAAAAAAGTTCCGGGAAGAATTCCTGTCGGTTATTGGGAACAAGATGGTCAGGTTATTTTTAATACCAAACCGACACCGGCTACAGCTAATTTAGCAGCTCCGGCTCAGTATGTAGTTACTAAGAATGGAGAGGTGTACGGAACTAATCCATTACAGAGCGACCTCGATGCTACAAAAATGAAAAAGTTACCCACTTTCGGTAAAAAGTTCTAATACACTGTAACGACTGTTGCTTTTAAGGAGGAAATTCAAAATGGAATTAACTTTTGGTTCCAGACTCCAACATGCTTGGAACGCGTTTCTGAATAGAGACCCTACCGATAATTACAGAGATGTTGGAATGGGGTATGGTACTCGACCTGATAGAATCAGACTGACACGAGGTAATGAACGTTCGATTGTCACATCCATCTATAACCGTATCGCACTTGACGTAGCGGCTATTAACATCGTTCATGCCCAGCTGGATAAGAATGGGCAGTTCGAGTCAACCATTAATTCAAGTCTGAATAATTGCTTCACTCTCGAAGCTAATATTGACCAAACTGGCCGAGCGCTTATTCAGGATATCGTTATGTCGATGTTCGATGAAGGTTGCGTTGCGGTAGTCCCCATCGATACCACTATCGATCCTAAAGTATCTGGTTCATTTAGGGTCGAAACCTTGCGTACTGGACAGATATTACAGTGGTATCCAGCGCATGTCAAAGTCCGTGTTTATAACGAAATAAACGGACAGAAAGAAGATATTATCGTACCTAAGAGTACGACAACAATCATTGAAAATCCGTTATATGCGGTAATCAATGAACCAAACTCAACTATGCAGCGTCTGATTAGAAAGTTAAATCTTTTAGACGCGGTAGATGAACAGAGTGGATCTGGAAAGTTAGATTTAATTATCCAGTTACCATATGTCATCAAATCTGACGCAAGACGTCAACAGGCCGAAGAAAGGCGTAAATCTATAGAGATGCAGTTGTCCGGTTCTAAGTACGGCATCGCTTACACCGATGGTACAGAGCGAATCACACAGTTGAACAGAGCAGTTGATAATAATCTTATGAAGCAGATTGAATACTTAACGAGTATGCTACAAAGCCAGTTAGGAATCACTCAGAGCATCATGGATGGTACAGCTGACGAAAAGACTATGATTAACTACTATAACCGAACAATTGAGCCAATCGTATCTGCTATTGTTGATGAAATGAAACGTAAGTTTCTCACCAAAACTGCTCGTTCTCAAGGGCAGTCAATTCTATTCTTCAGAGACCCATTCAAACTTGTTCCATTATCTGAGCTTGCTGAAATCGTTGATAAGTTCACTCGAAATGAGATTATGTCCACCAACGAGTTTAGACCGAGGATTGGTTTGAAACCATCCAAGGACCCTAAGGCCGATGAGCTTAGAAACTCTAATCTGAGAGCCCCGAACGAGGGTGTCAAAGTAACATCCAGTGAAAAGGACGAAGAGAATAGTAAAGCTACTATAACAAATAAGGAGGAAAATCAAAATGAAGAAGTTTGATTTCAGTGGCTGGGCTACCCGAAACAATCTTAAGTGTTCTGACGGAAGAACAATCCTGAAAGATGCATTTAAGCACAATGATGGGCAGACTGTTCCTCTCGTATGGAACCACCAGCACAACGACCCGCTTAACGTTCTCGGTCATGCGTTACTTGAGAATCGTGAAGAGGGCGTATATGCATATTGCACATTCAATGATACCGAAGCCGGACGTAATGCCAAACTCTTAGTAGAGCATGGTGACGTTTCGGCTTTATCTATTTTTGCGAACCAGCTTAAGCAGCAGGGCGCAAATGTATTACATGGTGCCATCCGCGAAGTTAGTTTGGTACTTGCCGGCGCGAATCCGGGCGCATTCATCGATGCTGTTATTAGACACGGTGAAGAGTCCGATGAAGAAGCAATTATTTACACCGGAGAAGATATTTCCTTAAGCCACGCCGACGGTGAGGAAGAAGAAAACGGGGATAAGTCCAGCGGCGAGGACAAATCCGAGAAGTCTGAGGAAAAAACCGAAGACGAAGAGACAGTTGCTGATGTGTTAGGCACACTTACTGATAAACAGATGAAAGCGGTTGGATATTTAGTTTCTCAGGCCCTTGAACATTCCGATGAAGAGGACACATCAGAAGGTAGCAATGAAAACAATGAATCCGAAGGAGGAGAAAACACTATGAAACATAATGTATTTGAAAATGATACCCAGAACAACAATAACGTTCTGACACATGCAGCTCAGGGTGAAATTCTTAAGTTAGCTAAGTCCAGCAACGTTGGTTCTCTTCAGATGGCTATGGCTATGTATGCAGAACAGAACGACCTTCAGCACGCTGATATTACTATCAGTGGCTTTGCTCAGACTGGTAACGGCAATGTAACCACAATGTTCCCAGAGTATGTAGAAGCTCATCCGGGCCGCACACCTGAGTTAATCACCAACGACATGGGTTGGGTAAATGCCCTCATGACTAAGACTCAGAAGATTCCACACGGCCGCGTTCGTACTTCCCACGTTGATATTCGTAACATCGACGCTTTACAGGCTAAGGGCCATCAGAAGAGCGGTAAGAAGAAGCTTACCGGTAACTACAACCTCGTAAGACGTACCACAGATCCTCAGACAGTGTATGTTACTTCTGAGTTACATCGTGATGATGTAGTTGATATCGAAGATTTCGATTACGTACAGTTCCAGTACAACGTTGACCAGCTTTCCCTTAAGGAAACTCTGGCTGTTGCTACTCTGTTAGGTGACGATCGTGAAGATTCTGATCCAGAGAAGATCTTCCCAGACAAGATTCGTCCTATCTGGACTGATGATGAACTCTACACAATCCATAAGGATGTAGATTTCGATGCTATGAAGACTGAACTTCAGGGTGCTGAGGGTGCTGGTAACTTTGGCGATAGTTTCGTTAAGGCTGAAGCTATGGTTACTACTCTTCGCATGGCTCGTAAGGAATTCCGTGGTACTGGTAAGCCAGACATGTTCATCACAACTGACATGCACAATACCATGATTCTTGCAAGAGACCGTAATGGTAGACGTATCTACGAAACCGACACAGAACTGGCAGCAGCTCTTGGAGTTGCTAACATTTATGAAGTTACTCAGATGGAAGGTAAGGTTCGTACAGATGCTCAGGGCAAGAAGCATAACTTACTCGCTATCTGCGTAAACCCAGCGGACTATGGTTATGGCGCTTCCAAGGGTGGCGACATCACTCATTTCACAGATTTCGACATTAAGTTCAACCAGCTTCAGTCCCTGTTAGAGACTCGTAAGTCTGGTCAGCTTACTCGTATCAAGTCTGCGATTGTTATCGAAGAACTCGTAGACGGTGAGTAATCCGGTAAGAATTTAATCAAGGAGGAAATTCAAAATGGCGAAGTGGTATGGAATAGTTGGCTATGGTGCTGATGTAGAAGTTCGACCGGCGGTGTGGAAAACTGTTATTACTGAAAAGAAGTATAGTGGAGACTTGATTCAGAACAATCGGTTACTTCAAACATCGGACAAAGTTAATGATGATATTAACATTTCGAATAAGATTAGTATCATAGCCGATCCATTCGCCTATGAGAATGCTTCTTCGATTCGTTTCGTCGAGTTTATGGGTGCTATGTGGAAAGTTAATACAATAGACGTCCAGTACCCTAGACTGATTCTGAGTGTAGGGGGTGTATACAATGGCGAGCGAGCTTAAATTGCGTGAGATTTTCTATGAAATTCTCAAAAATAAAAATGTATATTTTCAACCCCCTGCATCAGTAAAAATGAAATACCCAGCGATTGTATATTCGCGTAAGAGTATCGATAATCGACATGCTAATAATGGCGTATATTTACAGTCGTTTGGCTATGAAGCAACTGTCATAGATTATGAACCAGACAATGAATATGTACTTAAAATGTCTCAATTACCTAATTGTAAATGGGACAGGCACTATGAATCGGACGGTCTTAATCATGATGTATTTACTATATTTTCTTAAAAGGAGGACTTAAACTATGAGATTAGTTTGGGATCAGACCGGTGAACGTTTATATGAAACCGGCGTGAGCATGGGTGTAGTTTACCCACAGGTAAGCGGCGCTTATCCTAAGGGCGTTGCATGGAACGGTTTAATCAATGTTAGTGAAAAGCCATCTGGTGCTGAATCTACAGCAGTATGGGCTGACAACACTAAGTACCTTAACTTAACTTCCGTTGAGGAATTCGGTGCTTCCGTTGAAGCTTATATGTATCCGGATGAATTCGCTTTATGCGACGGTTCCGCAGAAATTGCTAAGGGTGTTAGCATCGGTCAGCAGTCTCGTAAGCCATTTGGTTTATGCTACAGAACTATCATCGGTAACGACACAGAAGGTTCCAAGCATGGTTACAAGATTCATCTTGTTTACGGTGCTATGGCAGCTCCATCTGAAAAGGGTTACAGCACTGAAAGTGACAGCCCAGAAGCCATCACATTCTCTTGGGAACTTACAACAACTCCGGTTAGCGTAGCAGGCTTCGAACCAACCGCATCTTTGACTATCGACTCCACAAAGGTAGACGCTGGTAAGTTAGCTGAACTTGAAGCTATCCTTTATGGTACTGAGGATGAAGAGGCTAGACTTCCTCTTCCGGATGAAGTGGCTGAATTAGTTGCTGCTGCTTAATTAACCAAAACGTTTTTGTCAACTCGAAGGGACCCTGCTTAATTGTGGGGTCCTTTTGTTTTTATTCGAAAGGAGAAACTACTTATGTTAATCAAAACAATTACCTACACAGATTACAACGGCACTGAAAGAACAGAGCCTTTTTACTTTAACCTGACCACTACCGAAGTGAAGAAGATGGAATTAACCACTACTGGCGGTCTGGTAGAACACATTAACAAAATCATTGCCGCACAGGACATGCCTGAAATTTATAGACTCTTTGAAGAGTTTATTTTCAAGGCATACGGTGTAAAGAGTGCAGATGGTAAGTATCTTGATAAGTCTGAAGAGTTATCCCGTGCCTTCTCTCACACAGAGGCATACAACGTACTGATGGAAGAGATTACCAGTGACGGTAAGAAGGCTGCGGATTTCTTCAATGCCATCATTCCAAATGCACCAAAGCAGGACACACCACTTCAGACACCTAATCCGGTTCCAGCTCCGGTGAACTAATAATGACAATAATGGAGGATTGAGAGATGCTTCGAATAACCGTTCCAGCAACCGAATTATGGGACGAGCGTAATGAAACTTTTATTACTCTAGGTAAAGACTATCCTTTACAATTGGAGCATTCTCTCGTCTCTCTTTCAAAATGGGAATCCAAATGGCATAAACCGTTTCTCTCCAAGGAGAAGATGACCATTGAGGAAACCTTGGATTACATCAGATGTATGACGTTGACACAGAATGTTCCACCTGAAGTATATTATGCCCTTACAGATGATAATATTGCGGAAATTAACGCGTACATCGAAGCTCCGATGACGGCTTTACGCCTTCCAAAGGAGAAGAAGGGTACTCTTAACCGGGAGACCATAACTTCTGAGTTAATATATTATTGGATGATAACACTGAATATTCCTATCGAATTTCAAAAGTGGCATCTTAATAAGTTATTATCTCTTATCAAACTTTGTAACATTAAGAACGCGCCGCCTAAGAAAATGGGTAAAGAAGAACTCATGAGAAGGAACGCGGAATTGAACGCCATTCGTAGGGCGCAATTTAATTCGAAGGGGTGATAGTATGGCTTTTGTAATGAAAGCATCCGAATTCGCAGCGATACTTAAAAGTATTGCCACAAATTATAAAACATTATACGTCATGGGTTGTTATGGGGCACCTATGACATCCGCTAACAAGAAATATTATTGTAATAACCACGATTACAACAAGAAACCAGCCCGCACAAACATGATTAGCGCTGCAAGTACAGATACGTTCGGCTTCGATTGCGTATGCCTGATTAAGGGTGTTCTTTGGGGCTGGATTGGTAGTACCGTTAAAAGTCGCGGTGGAGCCACATACAAATCCAATGGTGTTCCAGATGTTAATGCTGATAGCATGATTGAACTGTGTGAAGATGTTACCACCGATTTCTCTCACATTGAAGTGGGTGAAGCAGTTTGGTGTAAGGGGCATATTGGTGTTTATATCGGTGATGGTCTTGCTGTAGAGAGTACCCCTGCATGGAAAAACAAAGTGCAGATTACAGCGGTAAAGAACATCGGAACCAAGTCCGGTTATAATGCGCGTACTTGGACAAAACACGGTAAGTTACCATGGATTGAGTATGATGTGGCTGATGTACCGAAGAAAGTTATTACAACCACGAAAGCGAGTGATACTAAAATGAAAACCATTAAGAGAGGCTCTAAAGGTAAAGCCGTTAAGGTTTGGCAGGCTATTATCGGTGTTGAAATCGATGGTAGTTTTGGACCAGATACAGAGGCCGCTACATTAGCTTTTCAGAAGAAAGCATTTCCAACGCAACCTTCCGAATGGGACAAGGTAGTTGGGGAGAAGACTTGGAAGGCCGGCTTAGAAAGTATTAAGTAGAGGTAATAATATATGGTTAGTTTCAGACATAAGGGCGATTTCTCTTCATTGACACGCTTTTTAGAACAAGCTAAAAAGGGCGTTAAAATCGGAGATTTAGATAAGTATGGCCGACAGGGAGTAGCCGCCCTTGCGTCTGCAACTCCTGTTGACTCCGGGTTAACAGCCCAATCTTGGTATTACGAGATAGAGAATAAAAACGGAGTAGCAAAAATTTCGTTTCATAATTCCAACATTCAAAATGGAGTTCCGATAGCCATTCTATTACAGTATGGCCATGCGACTCGAAATGGTGGATGGATAGAAGGTAAAGATTATATCAACCCCGCTATTCAACCGGTGTTTGATGAAATTGTACATTCTGCATGGAGGGAGGTTACTAAATCATGAGTTCGACGGTTGATAATAGAATTCTCGAAATGCGGTTTGACAACAAGCAGTTTGAGAACGGCGTGCAGACAAGTTTAAACACTCTCAATAATTTGAAAAAGGGTTTGGACATGTCTGACTCTGCTAGAGGACTTGAATCTATTAGTCAGTCTGCCAGCAGAATTTCTTTCGGAGGGTTATCCGAGGGTGTGGAAGCAGTACGAGTTAAATTCTCAGCATTACAAGTAGCAGCCGTAACATGTTTTAGTAATATGATTAATTCGGCATGGAATGCGGGTACTAGAATTGTTTCGGCATTGACTGTTGACCCGGTTAAGACTGGCTTTTCTGAGTATGAAACTCAGATTAATTCTGTTCAGACCATCCTGGCAAATACTCAAGAGCATCAAAAACAGGTGAGTCAGGAAGCGGTACAGTCTGTCGAAGAAACCGCTGCTGCTTCTGCCCAAGCGGCTATCGCTTCAAATGAGGCTTCTCTTAACAGTTTAAAGAAGACTCAAAAGCAGATGGTTAAAGAGTACAATAAACTCGCCGAAGAGAGACTTGATATTCTTGGAGATACGTATGACGATGAATTAAAAGCTCTGAATAAATCAATCGAAGCAGAGAACAAAGCACTCAAAAATGCTCATAAGGAGAAACTTGCTCTTTATGAAGAAGAGTATATGGAGAAGCTTCGTATTGTAGATGAGGAGCGTTACAATAAAATTAAAGCTATCGATGAAGAAATCGATGCTATTAATGCTTTAACAGATTCGGAAGAAGAGGCTATAAAGAAAGAAAAAGAACAAGAGAAACTCGCGGCTTTAGAAAACGCGGTTCTCTATGCCGAATCTATCGAAGAACGTGAAGAAGCGGAAAAAGACCTTGCCGATTATAAGGCCGAACTCGCTCGTGAGCAGTTACTCAAAGAGCGTGATGAGCAGATTAAACAGCTTAAACTGAGTAAAGATTCTATTAATGAAGAATACGATCTTATCGAAAAGAATCTTAAAACAGAATATGAGCAGAAAAAAGAATCGGCACAAGAACTTTATGAACTTGAACTTGAGCAGCTTAAAGAAGCGCAAGATGCTCAGAAAGAACTTCTGAAAGATACCTATGACGAGCAGAAGAAACTACTTCAGGAGCAAATCGAACTCGAAAAAGAGGCTCTTGAAGAACAGCATACCGCCGAGCTCGAGGCTTTGGAAAACAGTCACAAAATCGCTCTTCAGAACATTGAAGAGGAGAAGAATGCTCGTATCAAAGCTCTTACTGCGTCTGTTGGTATGACAGAAGCTTCAAGTTTAGAAGACGTTAATGCGGCATTAGACGAATTAAATGCTTATGCCGATAAAACCATCTACAATTTTACGGAAATGACCCGTAATATTGGTACTTTTACAGCTGCCGGTATTGATTTGGATACTTCGGTAGCTGCTATTAAGGGTATTGCGAACCTTGCTGCTATTTCTGGTTCCACCTCTCAGCAGGCTAGTACAGCAATGTATCAGCTTTCTCAGGCGTTATCTTCCGGTACCGTAAGACTTATGGACTGGAATTCCGTAGTTAATGCTGGTATGGGTGGTCAGGTATTTCAGGATGCTTTAAAAGAGACCGCTCGGGTTCATGGTATTGCGATTGATGAAATAATTGCTTCCGAAGGCTCTTTTAGAGAATCACTTAGTAAGGGATGGTTATCGGCAGACATCTTGACCGAAACATTATCCAAGTTTACCGGCGACCTTACCGAAGCTCAACTTGAGTCCATGGGTTATAACGAAGAGCAAATTGCTGGAATAATCAAAATGGGTCAGACTGCTAACGATGCGGCGACCAAAGTTAAGACATTTACCCAGTTATTTGATACTTTAAAGGAAGCCGCACAGTCTGGTTGGACTTCTACATGGGAAATCATTGTTGGTGACTTTGAAGAAGCTAAAGAATTGCTTACGGGAATCAGCGATACATTCGGTGAAATCATCGGCACATCTGCTGATGCTCGAAACTCTATGCTTAAGAACTGGAAAGACCTTGGTGGACGTAATGCTTTAATTGAGGGCGCTAAAGCCGCATTCGAAGGTTTACTTAGTGTCATTACTCCGGTTAAAGAAGCATTTAAAGAAATCTTCCCGCCGATTACAGGAGAAACTTTATACAATATTACAATTGGTCTTAAGAATTTAATGGAAAAGCTTAAATTAAGCGAAACTCAATCAGATAATCTTAAGACTACTTTTAAAGGTTTATTTGCTGCTTTAGATATCGTTAAGCAGGCATTTACTGCCGTATGGAACGCTATTAAACCTCTTCTTGGAGTAACGGGTACGTTAGTTGACAAGACTCTAGAGGCTACCGCCGCTATCGGACAGTGGTTGTTGAATCTTAGAGATTCCATTAAGGAAACTGACGCATTTAATACTGCTATAGGAGCAGTTGTAACAGGTATAAAGAAATTCGTTTCATTTGTTAAAGAGATTGCCCAGTCTGAAACGCTTGTTAAATTTGCAAATAATGCAAAAGAGCAGTTCGGTTTATTACTCGAACATCTTACTAATTTCATTGGTAAAGTGAAAGAAAAATTCGAGTTTCCGGGCATGGAGATGTTCTACGGTTTTCTTGTAGGTATTTGTGACAGGATGAGTTCTGTTAAAGATGCCGCTGATGAGATGAAAACCAATGTTGTAAACTCTGTAAATTCTATGAGCGATTCCGTTGGTGAATCTCCTATTATTAAATTCTTTAATAACTTATGGGAGGGTATCAAGAAAATCGCTACCGGTATTGGTAATGCGGCTAGTAATATAGCAAGTGGACTCGGTGAAGTACTTACCGGTGATAACTTTTTCGAAGTTATTGGTGGTTTATCTATCGGTGCTGTTGCTGTTGGTATTACCAAATTTATTAAGAGTTTAACCGGCACATTCGATGAACTCGGCAACATCACAAGTAATATTGTGGGAATTCTGGATGGAGTGAAAGGATGTTTCGAAGCATATCAGAATTCGCTTAGGGCAGATGCGTTGATGACCATTGCTACTGCCATTGCGCTTTTGACAGCGGCTATTGTTGTATTAGCGATGGTGGACGCTGATAAGTTAACTTCGGGCATAATGGCCATTTCAACATTGTTTGCTGAGTTAATTGTATCAATGAATCTGTTTGCTAAAAGTAGCGGTTCTTTAATCAAGACATCCACCGCATGTATAGCGTTCTCGATAGCTATTGGTATTATGGCGATTTCGTTAGCAGCGTTATCGAAATTAGATCAAAATGGAATATCCACGGGTCTGTTTGCTATGGCCGGTCTGGCTGTTGTAGTTGTTGCAGCCGCTAAGATTATGTCGTCCGGAAGCGGTCAGTTGGTTACAGGAGCAACGAGTTTGATTGCATTTTCACTGGCTATTACAATCTTGGCAAGTGCATGTAAGAATTTATCCGGATTAAATACCGAAGAGCTTATCAAGGGTCTGGCAGGTGTAGGCGTATTATTAGCCGAGGTAGCCCTATTCTTGAATGTTGCGAAGTTTAGTAGTAAAGCCACCGGCACTGCTATCGGTATGGTTATACTTGCTGCCGCATTGAAAATATTAGCAGACGTTTGCGAAGATTTTGCTGGTATGGGATGGGAAGAAATTGCTAAGGGTTTAGTTGGTGTTGGTGCACTACTTACAGAGATAGCATTATTTACTAATCTTACCGGCAATGCTTCACACGTTATTGCTACATCCGCTTCATTGGTCATTATTGCTGCTGCGTTAAAGGTATTGGCATCTGCTATGGGTGATTTTGGAACATTGTCATGGGAAGAAATCGCCAAGGGCTTAGTCGCTATGGGTGTTGCTTTGGCTGAAATCGCTATTGCAATCAATCTGATGCCTAAGAATGTGGTTAGTAAAAGCGTCGGCTTAATCGCGATGGCTGCGGCATTGAATATTCTTGCCTCTGCGGTAGATTCGATGGGCGGTATGTCATGGGAAGAACTTGCTAAGGGCTTAATTGCTATGGGTGTTGCTTTGGCCGAATTAGCGATAGCTTTAAATGCTATGAATGGTACTCTTGCGGGTTCGGCTGCTTTATTAGTAGCATCTACTTCACTGTTAGCGTTGGCGCCGGCCTTAAAGATTCTCGGTAGTATGTCATGGGAATCTATTGCTAAGGGAATGATTACCTTGGCCGGAGCATTTACAGTAATGGGCGTTGCTGGGGCAGTTCTCGCTCCGCTTGCACCAACAATCTTGGCAATATCTGCTGCATTTACATTAATCGGTGTGGGTGTTGCCGGTATAGGTGCCGGTTTATTAGCCGCTGCGACAGGTTTGACGGCTCTTGCTGCTGGTTTTTCAGCTTTAGCAAGTTTAGGTGCGCATACTGCTACTTTGGTGGTTGAATCTCTTACGACAATCATCACTGGTATAGCCGAAACTATCGTGGTTATTGGCAGAAAACTTGGTGAAGCGATTGTTGCTTTTGGTCAAGCGATAATCTATGGTGCGCCGGTTATCTGTGAAGCAGTTACTACCGTTATTCGAGCTGTTATAACATCGCTTTTAGAATCGGTACCGCTTATTGTTGAAGGAGTTGTTCAGATACTTTCAAGCACTTTAGAAACAATAGCAACTTATACACCATCAATAATGGAGTCCATACTGAATATTATTACAACGGTTATTAGTTCTATCGCGGAGAATATGCCAGCGATTCTTCAAAGTGTCTTTGATATTCTTACTAGCGTGTTAAACGCAATCGTTGAGTATGCTCCGGAGATTATTGCATCTGTTTTACAGATTTTATCGGGTAGTTTGAAGGCTATTGCTGATAATCTCGATGAGGTTATATCCGCAGCAGTGGATGTGGTTATTTCTTTCATAGAGGGTATAACTGATAAACTCCCGGATGTAATTCAGGCAGGTTTCGATTTACTGATATCTTTCTTACAGGGTATTACAAAAGCGGTCGAAGAGAACACCCCAACATTGGTTGAGACTATGAAAGAACTATTCCTTGCATTACTTGATGCTGCTATTGAAGTGTTAAAGGGTGGTATTGACCTTGTTTGGGAAGCCGGTAAGAAGATTATCGATAGCGGTCTTATTCAGGGTATTTGGAGTAAACTCAAAGACTTTACACGTAAAATCGGCGAGCTTATTTCCGAGGGTATAACCACTATCAAAAATAAACTTCCTGAATGGCTTGAGAAGGGTAAAGAACTGATTGTTAACGTTATCTCTGGTATTAGTGATAAATTTACAGCCTTTACCGATAAAGTTAAAGAACTCATCGCCGATGGTTTACAGAAAATCAAAGACAAGTTCTCCGAATGGACTCAGGCAGGTAAAGACCTCATCAGTAAGGTTGTAAGCGGTATCAGTAGTAAATTCAGTAGTGTTAAATATGAGGTTGAAGACCTTATTGATAACGCAAAAGAGGCTATCACTGACAAGTTTACTGAGTGGAAAAACATTGGTAAGGACCTTATTGATGGTTTAATCAGTGGTATCACAAGCATGGCTAGTAATGCTGTTGACGCTGTTAAAGACTTCGGTAGCGACCTTTTAGATGGTTTAAAGAAGGTTCTCGGTATCAATTCCCCATCTAAGGAGTTCGCTGAGATTGGTAGATACGCTGATGAAGGTCTTATCGTTGGTCTTAAGAACTATGCTGGGCAGGTTGTTAATACCGCGAAAGATGTTGGCAGAAATGCTTTAACGGCAATGTCTGATGCGATTTCGGGTGTTTCTGATTTAATTCAAAATGGAGATGATTGGACACCTACAATTCGTCCAGTAATTGACCTGAGTAATATTGAATCCGGTGCCAAGAGTATTAACGCGATGTTCAGTAGAAATCAGGCATTACAGATTAGTGGTAGAATGACCAGTTCTGCTATTGCAGCATACGAAGGAAATGGTGTTAATGGTGGTTCTACTCAGGGTACCACATATCAGTTTACACAAAACAATTATTCACCTAAGGCTTTATCGAGAGCTGATATTTATCGTCAGACAAAGAATCAGTTCTCCGCATTGAAAGGATTGGTTGAATCATGATAAAAAGCATTACAGTCACCAATTATTTAGGTGAGAGTATTAAGCTTGAATTGGCGAGGCCTGAGGAATCGGGCTTCGTCGTCAAGTCTGTTACCGGTTTAGGACCGGGTAACGCAAATATTAATGTTTCCGAACTCTCGACCACTGATGGCGGTGCGTTCAACTCGGCGAGATTGTCTAGTCGAAACATTGTAATTTCTTTAGGATTCTTATGGAAAGATTCTATAGAAGAAGTCAGACATCGTTCGTACAAGTACTTCCCTCTCAAAAAGAAAGTTGCTTTACTCATCGAGACCGACACTCGTAGAGCTGAGATTGAGGGTTACGTAGAATCGAACGAGCCTAACATATGGAGTAAAAGCGAGGGTTCGAGCATATCAATCGTGTGTCCGAATCCTTTCTTTCAGTCCGCAGGTAAAGAAGGCGTTAATTCAACCCTCTTCTATGGTATATCACCAGCGTTTGAATTCCCATTCTGTAATGATTCCTTAACCGAAGATTTACTTCAGTTGGGTTCGATTAATAATCGCACGGAGCAGGTTATTACATACTATGGTGATGCAGAGGTTGGCGTAACGATTACTATTCATGCAGTTGGAGAAGCCAGCAATATTAGTATTTATAATACCGGTACTCGCGAAATTATGAGAATCAATACCGATAGAATTGCTGCTTTAACCGGTTCTGGTATTGTAAATGGTGACGATATTGTTATCTGCACTGAGAAGAGGAAGAAATCCATAACTCTTATGAGAATGGGTAATTCGATAAACATTCTTAACTGTTTGGATAGAGATGCCGATTGGTTCCAACTTGTTAAGGGCGATAATATTTTCGCCTATGTAGCGGAGACCGGTGGTAACAATTTGCAGTTTAAAGTTGATAACAGAGTACTCTATGAGGGGGTATAATATATGGATTTACTGGTTTTGGATACGGATTTGAATCCTATCGATATTGTGGATACGTACGAATCCCTCTTATGGGCTGATAGATATGACGAGTGTGGCGATTTCGAATTGTACACTTCTATCGAAGAAGATATACTTTTCACTTTAAAGCAAGATAGATATTTGCAAACTCAAACTTCCGAACACGCGATGATTATTGAAAACATCTTCATTGATACGGATGCGGAGGAAGGAAGCCATATTCGAATCACGGGTCGGTCTTTAGAATCTATCCTTATGAGACGAATCATTTGGGGGAGAAAAACTATCAGCGGTAATCTTCAAAATGGAATAAAATCCTTACTTGAAGACTGCATCATTTCTCCTTCTGACCCTAATCGGAAGATTGACAATTTCATATTTGAAGAATCTACAGACCCAGCTATAACCGGATTGACTATTGAGGCTCAGTACACCGGCGACGAATTATATGAAGTAATTCATAACATTTGTGTCGAATGTGGACTGGGCTTTAAAGTTTTTATCAATGACAATAAGCAGTTTGTCTTTAAATTATATGCTGGCGTTGATAGATCCTACAATCAGTCTGCGAATCCATACGTTATATTTTCTCCAAATTTCGACAATATCATTAATAGTAACTATATGGAGTCGAGGTCGGCTTTAAAGAACGTTACTCTTGTCGCTGGAGAGGGTGAAGGCGCCGATAGAAAATTCGCTTCTGTTGGCGGTGGAGTTGGATTAAACAGGCGTGAAATGTTCGTAGATGCTAGGGATATTTCTTCTGAAAACGAAGACGGAACGGTTATTAGTGATGAAGAATACATATCTCAGCTCGAACAAAGAGGGAAAGAGAAATTAGCAGAGAATATCGATGTCACATCATTCGAGGGACAAATCGATGCTACTTCTACCTTTATATATTTAGAAGATTTCTTCACAGGAGATATCGTTCAGATTGTAAATGAATATGGACATGAAGCCACCGTAAGAATTACGGAATTTATCATGTCTGAAAACGAAGAGGGTCTATCTGCATACCCTACTTTTAAAAACTTATTGGAAGGAGAGTAAATTGAAATGAGTATATCAAGTGGATTTTATAACTCACTCAATGGTGATAGACGTTACAACGCAGAGCAGATGTCAGCTCTCTTTGACACTATTATTAATGACGGTGTATTTGCTAACGTTGGAACCGCATTCGAAGTCAAGTCTACTGGTGGAATGAAAGTTTCTATCGGTATTGGACGAGCTTGGTTCAATAGTACATGGTTATATAATGACGCCCCAATATCTCTTACTTTAAGTGCTTCTGAAATATTACTCGATCGATATGATGCTGTTGTATTAGAAATCGACCATACTGAAGCAGTAAGAGCCGGTGACATTAAAATCGTAAAGGGTACACCATCAAGTACCCCACAGTTTCCAACCATGACTAGCGAGACAGAGGTTCATCAGTATCCTTTGGCTTATATTTATGTTAAAGCTGGAGTTACCGAGATTACCCAGGCTAACATCATGAACAAGATTGGCACCAGCGATTGTCCATATATCACCGGTATTCTTCAGGTTCAGAACATTGATAAAATCGTTGCTCAGTGGATGGCCGAGTGGGAACAGCTTACTAATGCCAAAGAAGAAGAATTCGATAATTGGTTTGCTACCATTAAGGCTGTTCTTGATGAAGATATCGCAACTGAGTTACTCAATCGAGTAGTAAAGTTGGAAGATGGTACTACTCCGGCCGGAGACGCTTTAAAGCTGAATGGTTTAACCGTAGAACAAGTAGGCGCAAGCGGAGCGAGGAATTTATTAGTTTATCCGTATGCAGAAACTACTATAAACCGTGACGGTGTTACATTTACCGTAAATGCAGACGGAAGTATTACAGTAAGTGGTGCAGTTGCGAGTAGATACGGATATATCTATTTAGCAAGAAACTTAGTATTAAATAAGGGAACTTATACACTCACTCTTGAAACTCCCGACGAGAACGCAAAAATAAATGCATGGTATGTATGTAGTGATGGTACGGAGGTTACTGTAAGCAATGCTTATACTGGAAGTAAAACATTTGAAGTTTCCGAAGATGGTGTAATTTTTAAGTGTTGGCTTGGTTATTGGGGAACAGAGCAGACAACTTTTACTGTTTATCCAATGCTCGAAATCGGCAGTGTAGCACATGATTACGTACCTTACCATTTTGGTGGGGCTGAAAATACAAAGTATGCGTATGATGCCGACACAGTTGACGGTTATCATGCGAGTGATTTTAGAAAAGTATGTGTGGTAGTAGAAGATACAGAGGCAGACTTTAATAATTACACAGAAGATGGCGTGTATTATTTTGGAACTTCTACAACGTTAATAAATGCGCCAAACGGCGCGGTTTCTGGTTGGTTAGACGTTACCCATTTGGAGGGAGCAAGTTCTTTAATCCAAAGGTGGCAAGAGAGAACAGATGAAACTTTTAGTAGTACAAGAACAAAATCTTCAGCGACAACGTGGCGCCCGTGGTATGGATTTAATGATGACCACAACATTAAAACATATACCGCATTAGAACAGCTTGGGTTAACTAATGATGATATAAGTGCAGACGATTTTCTCACAGCAGTAACAACTATTGTCGGAGCAATGCCAACAAGGTCTATACTGTTTTTGCTTGGTTCGTCAAGTACTAATATACTGACGGTTACTAATGCAAAAATCAACAGTGATTTAGGTTTGTCTGAGAGCTGTTCGTCGTTAATGGTAAAGTTTGAAAAATACTATACGAATAACGGTTTGACGCAAATTAACGTATTCAAAGATACCACTTTAGGAAGAAAGAGAATATATACTTGTTTGTTTGATACTTCAAGTAGTGTCGTTGGTATTTCCAAATTTGCAGAAAGCTACAATGCAGACGGTTTTCTTCCTCTTACTGGTGGACCGCTGAGTGGCGATTTGTATATTAAAAAAGCAAATGGTACAACAGAAACAAAGATTATTAACTATCAGGGCAATACTTTCTTGAGAAATTATACTGATGATAATAATTACAAAGATTTAGTTATAAGAGAAACTGGCTTAAGCTATATCAACAGAGAAAACGGCAAGGGTAGCGAATACAATATCGTCCACTCCGGCAACATCGGCTCTTATGCTCTGCTTATTAGTGGTGGTCGTATAACACGTGCTCAGAATGTGCCTCTTGAAATTGCTAATTCTGTTGAAAATGGTAAGTACTCTTACATTAAGTATCTAGCTGGCGGTGTACAACTAGGTGGTTTAGGCTTTAATGGAGCCGACAATCCAGTATACGTAAATTCTGCTTATAATACATCACATACACTTCTTCATAAAGGCAACAGTAACGCTGTTATCTTCACAGAGGATTCCACCACAGCACCAAGTGACACAACGGCACTTTGGGCTCATTTAGATTAAGGAGTGATTCTATGGCTTTAATGACACCAGAAGTAAATGGAGCAAGGCAAGAATTGCCGTGTCTGGATAGTCCAGAAGTGAACGGTGCAAGGCAAGAAGTGGCAAGCGTGAAGAAATACATTGACGGTGCATGGCGAGAGGTTTGGAGTGCTGTTAAGGAAATGATATTTAAAAGCAATACCATCACAAAGAATACTTGGGGGCGGGCTACTGAAGATAATCTAGGTTATTCATTGTTTAAATTTATGGATGCATCGGTTGATGACGGGTCTGTTTCCGGTTCCGGTACTATTACATTCTATTTAGAAGGAGATTGGACAAATCCGACGATATCTCTTATAGGAGAGGGTGGATTGATTCGTTCTAATTCTGATTATAGTACGTGGTATAGAGCGCCAGCAGGAGATATCCAAATTTATTCACGAACTACAAGCGGTGTAGAAAAGACCACTACTGTAATAGATAATATAGGCTCTGCTATGTCTACGACAGATGGCTATATTGACACCGAAGTAATAGAATATTCTGGAACATTGAACGGTACGTTTGATCGCTTAGGCATATCTTTATATATCACCGGTTATTCATCCAATTATTATTCTTGTAGCATGGATTTGATAGTTAAAGATGTGTTATTCGATGGAAAGAAAATCGCATTTCCAGATTATACGTTCGATAACATGTAACATAATGTAGGGAGGTATCTAAATTATGAAAATTTTAATTGCAGGAGCGGAAATCACTGTAAAAAAGTGTTATCCATACGAATACGCAAATGCAAGAAGAGAACTGAGGTTCACGATTCCGCAGAGTAGTATTGCGTATGACAACTTGAAAGAATTGCTCGCAGCAAACACTGGAGAAATCGTCTTGACAAAAGATGACGGAACTACACAGACATTTTCCGGCTATAAATTTACACCTGAAATCACTGATAAAACAGAAGATGAAGTAGCGATATTCTATGTCGTTATTCAGTGTGTGGCAGAAGCAGAGCGTAGAGCGTTAGAAGCTAAGGCACAGGTAGCAGAATTATCAACAGCGGTTAGCGATATGCAGAATAAAATCATTATGCAGGGTGAGACAGTGGTGGGTCTGGAAACTGCCAGCGCTATGCAGAGTGCTACTATCGAAAGTATGTTGCTCGAGGCGATTCCCTTTATCGTAGAAACTGCCGTATATACTGCGGTAGAAAATGTACTCGGTAGTATTCTCCCATCAGCAGGTGAGGATTCTACAGATGTTCCGGAAGAGGTCACTGGGGATGTCGTAGAAGAACCTGTTGATGAAGAATAAATACAAAGGAGGAAGGAGGACATTATGATGCCAGTATTCATTGCAAATCAGATCATCGAAGCAAAAAAGAAGAGTCTGGAAGCTGCACAGGCAAAGTATAGAGCATACTTTGTTACACTTCCTTACTACAAGGCACTGTACAAGAAGGACGTTGATGCAATTCTTACCATTGAAGATTGCGCCGATTGTATTGTGACACAGTAACATGAGTTTTTAAGGGCTTGCCGTCATGGTGGGCCCTTTTCTACTCATGAATAAAGGAGGGCTTGTATGACGCAGGAAGAAATCGCAGTTAAGGTAGCAGAGCTCGACCAGCGAGCAAAAAGTAATACCAGACGCGTTGAAAAATTAGAGTTGCAGACAGAAGCCATACAGAGTCTTGCTACATCGGTTGAGGTGATGGTTAAAGAACAGAGTCACCAGACCGAAGCAATCGAGCGTATTGAGAAAAGCGTAGAAAAACTGGATGGTAAAGTTGAAGTATTAGAACACAAACCAGCAAAGCGATGGGAGAGCGTTATCGAAAAAGCACTTTTAACGGCTGTTGGAGCGGTTATTGCCTACATATTACTTCAGCTTGGTTTATAAGGAGATTATATGAATAAAAAAGACATTGGAACCATGAATAAGGTTCTGATATTTCTTGCAGTTGTTATCGTAATTTTTATCGGAGTTATGATATGGCTGTATAAAACAACTGGCGGAATCCCAGACACTCTTTGTGCATGTGTGTTTACTCTTGCCGGGGGTGAATGCGGAGTTATGGGTATGATTCAAAATGGTAAAAATAAATACCGAGACCGCCAATTCGAGTTAGAAGATAGAGAATATGAAACTCGTAAGGAGGAAGAATAATGACATTTGAAATTTTCTTAATCGGTTTACTCATCGTCAGCACTCTGACTGGACTGTGTACCGAGGCAATTAAGAAATGGATGCAGGAGAGAAAGTTAACGTATTACGCAAACGCTCTGGCCGGGTACGTAGCGGTCGGATTGTCTGTTTTTGTTACCGTAGCATACGTTATCTTTACCGAGACCGCTTTTAACACTAAAATGGCGGTACTTATGCTTGCACTTATGTTCTTATCTTGGATTTCCGCAATGGTTGGATACGATAAGGTTGTGCAGGCCATTACCCAGTTTAAGGGTATTAAGAAGTAATAAAATTTAGTCGATTGTAGACTATTCCTATTTTATTCCTACATTTTGGTACCGAAAAGCCTTTATTTATAAGGTTTACTGTTTCTATCGAAGAAGCAGCTAAGGCAAACAAGTTCTAATATATTGCCAACAAAATATGTAAACGTGAAGACTTCCAAAATCTTAATGGGTTTTGGAAGTCTTTTTTTAAATCTTCCTTGATTTTTCTTATAAACAGTATTATTCTGAAAGCAAGGGAGAAGGAGGTATGCAACTATGGGTGCGTTAATTGTTTTGGTACTGATAATTACAGGATGCTATCTGGTAAAGGATAAGATTGGTAAAATCAATGAAGACCGGGAATATATGGATTCCTTAATGGGTGAACATGAAACAAAGAAATCGTCTGTGGAAACGCAGGCAGATGCCATCTATAATTTCATGAAAAGAAAAAAGTAAATTATGGCAATACAAGGCTTTTCTGACACAAATGTGGCAGAAAAGCCTTATTTTTGTACCAAATATGACCTAAAACTGCCTACAGATTACCCTTTTTCTGCCAAATCTGCAGGATATACTTAAGACAGCAAAAAACTACTAATGACCAAGGATGGAAAACTTAGGAGGACTATGATGAAGAGAAGAGTATGTTGTTTCTTATTGGGTATCAGTTTATTGTGTTTACCGGTACAGCAGGCATATGCTGCACCTTTAGGACCGGAAGGAAAGGCAGAAGAGCAGAAAGAAAAGCCTGTGCCGCCTCACGAAAAAGAAGAAAAGGAAAAACCGGTACCGCCTCACGAGAAAGAGGAAAAAGAACATCCGGTGCCGCCCCATCTGCAGGATCATGAACATCCAAAGCCTCATGAGTTAAAAGGACCGTTAGCAGAAAAGCCGGTACCGCCGGCGGAAGCAGAAAAACCATTACTGCCACATGAGAAGGAAAAACCGGAGAATGAGGCGACGGCAACACCAAAGCCAACCGCAACACCAAAACCAACAGCTACGCCACAGCCAACCGCAACTCCGAAGCCGACACAGGCTCCGGTTCAGAATACCACAACTTCGGACAAAACCAATACCACGGGTATGGCAGTAGCAAGTTATGCCCTTCAGTTTGTGGGCAATCCATACAAGTATGGCGGTACAAGCCTGACAAACGGTGCGGACTGCTCCGGTTTTGTACAGTCTGTCTATGCCTGCTTTGGTTATGATTTAGAGAGAACTTCCTCTTCCCAGGCAAAAACAGCAGGGTATATGGATGTTACAGTGAAAGAATCCCAGTTACAGCCGGGCGACCTGATTTTCTATGCCAACAGCAACGGCGGTGTCTTTCATGTGGCAATTTACATCGGAAACGGCAAAGTAGTGCATGCTGCAAATTCCAGAAAAGGCATTACCGTTTCGGAATACGATTATATGAAACCATACAAGGCAAGAAGAGTTGTGCAATAAGTACGTAACGAATAAATTTCCCCCGGAAGGCGTAAACTTTACTGACAGTTTATAATTCCGGGGGATTTTTATGAAATCATTGAAACTATTTTGCAGTATTGGTGCGGTGGTCACCATCATTCTTGGAGTAATATCCCATTTTGTTTACGACCTGACCGGCGGTAACTTTTTTGCAGGGTTATTCTTTCCGGTAAATGAGTCTACCTGGGAACACTTAAAACTGCTCTTTTTCCCGATGTTTGCTTATGCTTTGGTTGCCGGGAAGAAAATAGAGGAACAGGTTCCCTGCATTTATAACGCCATGTTTACCGGAATTTTGGCGGGGCTCGGTCTGATTCCGGTGTTATTTTACACCTATACGGGGATTCTTGGTTATAATGTGGACTGGATAAATATTGCAACGTACATTGTCAGTGTAGTGGTTGCGTATTATGTCGTATACAGGGAAGCCAAAAACTGCCCGGAAAAAGAAACAAAACTACTCCGGTATCTGATGTATGCCCTGCTTCTGGCATTTATGATATTTACGGTATATCCGCCGGAATTGGGAATTTTTATCAGTCCGGTATAAAGATAACAAATAGCGGTATTCAAAACAGCAAAAACGTGTTATGATAAAGGAGCGTTTTGTGACGCAAAGAAACTGATTTTATTTGGGGAGAAAAAAATGAGAAAGAAAATGGTATCCCTGTTTTTGGCAGGTGTAATGACAATAAGCATGTTTTCCGGCTGTACAAAAGAAACTGAAGTGGCACAGAGTACACCAATTCCAACAGAAGCAATTCCGACA